ACCGCAGGACACAGCAACACCGACCCGGGTGCGGTCAACGGAAGCGACCGTGAGGCGGACTTGGCGCAGGATATGCGCAACATTGTGGCTTCAATCCTGCGTAACGATTACGGCCTGACCGTTAAAACCGACGGCACGGGCAAAGGCAATATGCCGCTGCGCGAAGCGGTCAAGCTGATTCGCGGCTCGGATGTGGCGATTGAGTTTCACACCAACGCTGCCGTCAGCAAAGCGGCGACAGGCATCGAAGCCTTGAGTACCGTTAAAAACAAACGCTGGTGTCAGGTGTTGAGCAAAGCCGTTGCCAAGAAAACCGGCTGGAAACTGCGCGGCGAAGACGGCTTTAAACCCGACAATGCGGGCCAGCATTCGCGCCTGGCTTATGCACAAGCCGGCGGCATTGTGTTTGAGCCTTTTTTCATCAGCAACGACACTGATTTGGCCTTGTTTAAGACGACTAAATGGGGCATCTGCCGCGCGATTGCGGACGCGATTGCGATGGAATTGGGGGCGGCAAGAGTATGAATATTATTGGTAAATTGAAAGAAGCTGCTTCCTATTTTCTTACAAAATTGATTGGAGAAAATCCTAGTAATGAGCAGGTAAACCGCGCACTTATACAGATGCCAAATGTTCGTCCGATACACACCTATCCACGCCCAAATTTAAGAAACTCAGGCGTGGCAGCCGCGAAACGCGCGGCGCGCAAACGCAAGAATCGTCGTTAATCATGGGACAGGTTGCGTTTTACGAAAAGATGATTGGGCTGTGGTCGGCCAAAAGCCGTGAGGCAAGCGAACAGGCAGACTTGGCGGCGTTTGAATTTGCGGAGGGCGAACTGGCCAATTATCAGGAAATGCTGAAACGGCACCTGCAAACCAAAAGTGTGGAATAGCAATGCGTATTTTGGATATTTTTAAAAACCCAGCGACAGGCAATGTGTCGCACTCGAAACTGTGGGCAAACGTTGCCTGCGCGGCGGGGACGGTTAAGTTTGTGATGCTGCCCGACCCGTCGGCGGAGATTTGGGCGGTGTATTTGGGCATTGTCGGCGGCTATGCGGTGGCGCGTTCGTTGGTCAGCGTCAAACGTCAGGAGGTCGAGAATGAATCTCGTGAAACTGCTGGCGAATAACTGGCAACCGATTGCCATCATCGCGCTTGTCGGCACGCTCTTGGCGGTGTCGCACCATCAAGGCTACAAGTCGGCTTTTGCGAAGCAGCAGGCGGTCATTGACAAGATGGAAAAAGACAAAGCGCAAGCCCTGCTGTTGTCGGCTCAAAACTACGCCCGCGAGCTGGAACAGGCGCGTGCGGAAGCTAAAAAATATGAAGTCAAGGCGCACGCCGTCGGCATGGCTTTGGCGAAAAAACAGGCGGAAGTCAGCCGTCTGAAAACGGAAAATAAAAAGGAAATCGAAAATGTCCTTACTCAAGACCGTAAAAATGCAGGCGGCGGTTGTATTGACGGCTTTGGCCATCACGGCTTGCAGCTCTACAAGCGCGCCCTCGGCTACGGAAATTAAGGTTGTCGAAAAGGCGGTCATGCCGACACCGCCTGCCGCGTTGATGGTCGCGCCGGTGCGCCCGAATCCGCCGAAAGACGGCAAGACGGCCACGCTGTTGGAACACGCCGCCGAGTTTGGCGGCTATGTTGCCGAACTTGAAAACCAAAATCAGGCTTGGCGCGACTGGGCGGGCAATCACTCCCGCAAAGTCGGAAACTGACAAAAAAGCCCGCGTAGGGCGCGGGCTGAGGGTGAAAGCGGATTTTATACCTCTTTTACAGGGGTAGCGGCGGTAGTGCTTTTCAGCAAATCGACTGCGTGCTGGCAGTTTTGCTTGCTGGTGTAGCCTTCGCCCTGAGCGATGATTTCATGGTTGGCTGCTTTCAAACGCCAACGGTATTCGCCTTTTGCGTCTTTATAGATTTCAAAATACATAAGGTTTCTCCTATGAATGAGTACACGTTTTCTTACCGCTTTAACGGCAAGTCCTGGTCATTGAGCATTTGGGCGGACAACCCTGAAGAAGCCAGGGCGAAATTTCGGGCTGCACGAGAAAATGCGCACTATGACGGCGAAGTTGTAGCAAAGGTTTATACATTTGTAAATATTTCGTGGGTTAAGAAATTGTACAAGCGGACAAAATATTTAATGGGTATCAAAGAATGACCTACCGTGAATTAGTTGAACGTCAGTTGGCTGTGCGCCAAGCGGGTTTGCAAATCGGGCTGCAAAAGGCCAACGAGCAAGAGCCGTTCATCGCGGCGGTGGCCGAAACTTTAAGCCGCACGATGTGGGGCTATGTGATGCGGATGGATGCGCGGTTTGAAGTAACGTTTATCGTAGATTTGGGCCATGTGGCCTTCGAGCATCAATTCACTGCGGTCAAACAGGCGCTGAAGGAAAAATTCGAGGTTGAAGCCGATGGGGATGCGCTGACTGTGGAATCCGACCGCCTGCCCTATGGTATTGCGGCCTGCCGGGTGGTGTTCGGAGATGTGTTATGAGCGGAGATACACCGATTACCGTGGAATATGTGTTCGGCACGTTGGTGTCGTTTCTGATTGCTTTATTGTGGTATTGGGTAAAAAGCATTTCAGACGGCCTGAAAGAAGCCCGCAAAGATCGTGATGAACTGCTCGGCAGGTTGCACAGCGTAGAAACATCTTATCAGACGAAAGCGGAAGCAAAAGACAACAGGAACGAAATCTTAAACTTGTTGCGTGAAATCAAGGCTGATTTGAAAGAAGTCGGCCAGAAAATCGAACGGAAGGCAGACAAATAATGCAAAACCAAGACCCTATTTTAAGAGCGTTGGCAGAAATCAACGGCAAGCAGGACAAATTGTTACAAAATCAGGAACGCATGGATGCGGAAATCAAGAAAATCCATGCCGATTGCCGCCGCACGTCGGCAACCACCGGCGCGGCCGCGGGCGCGATTTCGGGCGGTATTGTGGCTACGGGCATCGCATTTGCCCGCGCCAAGTTGGGGCTGTAACGATGGCGCATCCGAAGGCGACCCGCGACAAGCTGCGGGCACTCTACTGCAACGGCGAGCAGAGCCTTGAGACGGCGGCGGCTTTATGCGGCGTATCGCTCGGCACCGCCCGCCGCTGGCGCGATGAGGCCAAGGCGCAGGGCGACGACTGGAACAAGCTGCGCGCGGCCCATACGCTGGCCGGCGGCAGCATAGACGAAATCGCGCGGGCGATGATGACGTCGTTTCTGGTGCAGTATCAGGCGACGATGACGATGTTGCAGGATGCGGAAGTGGAAGATTTGCCGCCGAGCAAACGGGTGCAGCTGCTGGCGAGTTTGGCCGATGCGTTTACCAAAACGGTGGCGGCGAACAAGCGGGTGTTGCCGGAAACCTCGCAACTGGCGACGGCTTTGGAGTTGTTGCAGTTTTTGATGGTATTCGTGCAAGAAAAACACCCCAAACATTTGGCTGCCTTTGTGGAAGTGCTGGAGCCGTTCGGGGCGGAGGTGGAGAGGAAGTTTGGTTAGTTTAATCGTGAAGTAAACGTGTCATCAGAATGTTTACCGGCAACACCAATTGCAACCAATAGATCTAGATGATCGGCTAATTTTTTCAGTGAAATTTTAAAGCCTTGCTCCTCCAATAAATCTTGTATTTCAGACGGCGTGTATTTGCCCGCATCTAACAGTTTGGATATTTCTAAATCAATCGATTTCATTTTTTGCCCTTATGAAAAATAAAGATTTCCTCAAATCCCTGTCCGCCCTCGCCGCCAATCTGCGCCAAGTCATCGAGGCCGAAGTAGACGGTTTCGATGCTTCGCCGACGGCGGTGGCCGAGCGGCGGGCGAAGGTATTTGACCCGGTAGGCGGTTACGAGTATTTCGTCAACACCTACTTCCCGCATTATATCCGTTCGCCTGAAAAATCCGACCTGCACCGCTTCTTATTCAGGCGTTTACCGGAAATCGTCGAATCCCCGGAAGGCGAGAACGAAGCGGTTGGCGCGCCGCGCGGCGAGGGTAAGTCGACGCAGGTGACGCAGTTGTTTACTTTGTGGTGCATTGTAACGGGACGCAAGCATTACTGCGTGATTGTGATGGACAGCATAGACCAGGCATACCCGATGCTTGAGGCCATCAAAGCGGAATTGGAGTTTAATCCCCGCCTGAAAACCGATTTTGCGGATGTCTGCGGCCAAGGCCGCGTGTGGCAGGCAGGTACCATCGTAACGGCCAACGACATCAAGGTGCAGGTAGCGGGCAGCGGCAAAAAGCTGCGCGGATTGCGCCACGGCCCTTACCGCCCCGACCTGACGATTTTGGACGATATTGAAAACGACGAACAAGTCCGAAATCCCGAACAGCGCGACAAGCTCAATGCGTGGCTGACGAAAACCGTGCTGCCGCTCGGTGGTGTGGGGCAAAAATACGATGTGATTTATATCGGCACGATTTTGCATTACGACAGTGTGTTGAACCGAACGCTCAATAATCCGTTTTGGAAAGGCATCAAGTTTAAAGCCATGTTGAAATGGCCCGACCGCATGGATTTGTGGGACAGATGGGAAGAGTTGTACCGCAATGAAGGTGAGTTGGTGGCCGATGCGTTCTATCAAACGAACAAAGCGGAAATGGAACGCGGGGCGGAAACTTCTTGGGCAGCGCGCGGCGTGCTGGCTTTGATGAAAATCCGCGCCCGCGACGGACACGCGGCTTTCGATTCGGAATATCAGAATGATCCGGTGAGCGGTGAAGATGCACCGTTTGCCCAAGCCATGCAGTTTTGGGCGGAACTGCCCGCCGATTTGGTGTATTTCGGCGCGCTCGACCCTTCGCTCGGCAAAGCGGGGGCCAGCCGCGACCCGAGTGCGATTATCGTGGGCGGGTATCAAAGAAGCAGCGGCAAGCTGTTTATCGTGGAAGCGCAAATTAAGAAGCGTTTGCCCGATTTGATTATTGAAGACGTTATCCGCTTGCATGCGCAATATAAGTGCAAGCTGTGGTTTGTGGAAACGGTGCAGTTTCAGGAGTTCCTGAAAGACGAGCTGGTAAAACGAAGTGCGGCAAAAGGCATTCCCGTGCCGGCGCGGGCGGTCAAACCGATTGCCGACAAGCTGCTGCGGATTGAGACTTTGCAGCCGCACATGGCCAACGGGTTGATTTTACTTCATGCCAATCAGCAAACCTTAATCCAACAGTTTCGCCATTTTCCCAAGGCAGACCATGACGACGGCCCCGATGCGGTGCATATGTTGTGGTCGGGGGCAACGGCCAACAGTGCGCCGGTGGAATATATGGCGGTGACGAAACATGGGACGGACGGCGGTTTCGGCAGCGGCGCATGGTGAAACTGACACCGGGCAGGGCTTACGATTAATGCAGGCAGCAGAGAATTGGGGCAAGTTTAACTTGCCCTTTTTTTATTTATGAAAAACATTTTCAGCAGTGCATTGAGCAAAATTCTGCCGGGCCGCTATACACCGAAATCTACCCCGCAAACGGCGGAAATTACCCAAAACACCCAGACTCACGAACACCCGAGCAAAGGTTTGACACCGCAGAAGCTGCACGGCATTTTGGAAGCTGCCGAGCGCGGCGATATGAAGGCGCAGTCGGAACTCTTTGCCGACATCGAGGAGAAAGACGGCCATATCTTTTCCGAGATGAGCAAGCGCAAGCGGGCGGTCATCGGGCTGGATTGGCGCGTGATGCCGCCGCCGAACAGCACCGACGCCGAACGGCGGCTGGCCGAAGAAGTCAAGGGATGGATTGAGCGTCTGCCCGATTTCGAAGACATGATGTTCGACCTTTTAGATGCGGTCGGGCACGGCTTTGCCTGTGTGGAAATCGAATGGCAGCAAATAGGCGGCCTGTGGCTGCCGAAAAACTTTATCCACCGTCCGCAAGGCTGGTTTAAGGTGGACGGTGCCGATAATGTGCGGTTGGCCAAACAGGATAATCCGGATGGGGAAGAGCTGTGGGCGTTCGGCTGGCTGGTACACAAACACCGCAGCCGTTCGGGTTTGCTGGTACGCGGCGGGCTGATGCGCACGCTGGTTTGGCCGTATCTGTTTAAGAATTATTCGGTGCGCGATTTGGCCGAGTTTCTGGAAATCTACGGCCTGCCGACGCGTTTGGGCAAATATGCGGTGGGGGCGGACGAAACCGATAAAACCACGCTGCTGCGGGCGGTAAAGGAAATCGGACACAACGCCGCGGGCATTATCCCCGAAACCATGAATATCGAATTGCTTAATGCCGCCAACGGCAGCAGCGAGCCGTTTATGGCGATGATCGACTGGGCGGATAAAACATCGTCGAAAGCGATTCTGGGCGGTACGCTTACCAGCATGGCCGACGGTAAAACCAGTACCAACGCGCTGGGTCAGGTGCATAACGAGGTGCGCCATGATTTGTTGGTGTCGGATGCCAAGCAGCTTGCCGGTACGATAACGCAGCAACTGATTCTGCCCCTGCTGCGGCTGAATAAAGGCAACGTGGATGAAACCTGCCTGCCGCGTTTCCAGTTTGATACGCAGCTACCCGAAGATATGGCGGTTTACGCCGAATCTTTGCCTAGGCTGGTAGAGATGGGCATGAAGATTCCGCTGGCGTGGGCGCAGGAAAAACTGGCGATTCCGCTGGCTTCGGACGACGAGCCGGTATTGGCTTTGCAGACGGCTGAAAGCGAAGGTGTCAAAGTTGCGCCGTTAAGTTACCGCCGCGTGGCCTTGAGCAGGCAGGGCGAAATCTTGGATATGGGGCAGGCGGCCATCGATAACGCAGGTTTGGGCAAAATCGCCCTGCCCGAGCATATTGAGCCGTTTTTGCGCGGGTTGGGTCAGGCTTTGGCCGAGGGCGACAGCTATGAAGAGGTGCAGGAGCGGCTGTTGCGTGCTTATCCGCATTTAGACAGCGCCGAATTTCAGACGGCCTTGGCGCGGGTGATTTTCATCTCCGACCTGTGGGGGCGGCTCAATGGCTGATTTGGGTTTTGCCTTCGGTTTGGAGCCGGAAGCGGCGGTCAAATATTTTGAAGGTTTGGGCTACCATATCCCGCCCGACTGGGATGTGAAATGGAATGAGGCGCAGACCAAGGCGCGGACGATTGCAGGCATACACAGGCAGGATATTGTCGGCGAGTTTCACGCGGCAATGTATGAGGCGGCGAAATCGGGCAAATCGTTTGAGGCTTGGCGCGATGAAGTGCAAGGCCGTCTGAAAGCGCATGACTGGCATCTGCTCAAAGACGGCGATATTGTGGACGGAGACACCGGCGAAGTCCTCGGACGCGGTATTACCAAACACCGCATGGAAACGATTTTCCGCACTCAGATGCAATCGGCTTACATGGCCGGTCATTGGCAGGCGTTTGAAGAAGGTCGGGATGATGCGCCGTGGCTGCAATATTCGGCCATTTTGGACAGCCGCACCCGCCAAAGCCATGCGGCGGCGCATGGTGCGGTGTATCACATCGACGACCCGTTTTGGGATTACTTCTACCCGCCCAACGGCTTCAATTGCCGCTGTACCGTGCGGGCGCTTTCAGACAGTGATTTGAAACGGCGCAATCTGCTGCCGCAAAAAGCGCAGCTTGAAGATACGGAAGTGGTGGTCAACCGCAAGGGCGATACCCGCCCCGCCAAAGCGGTAAAGCTGCCGGACGGCCGCCGCTTTTATACCGATGCGGGCTTTCAGCACAATGTCGGTAAAAGCCATTTGGCCAACTTGGGGCAGTTGCAGATGCAGCGTGCAGTGGAACTGCCGCCGAAACTGGCGAGCGTATCGATTCAGACGGCCTTAAAACAGCCTGATTTGATGCGGGCGGTATCGCAACAGGCGGCGCAAATGGTACGGCGGGTGGATGCGGAAAAAGTAGCGCGCGGGAAAACGCTGTATGTGGGCGCATTGGCCCTGCCCGTGTTGGACGCATTGGCGGCAAGGAAAATTTACCCGCAATCCGCCGTGATTGCCATAAGCGACGAGCGGGTATTGCACGCTTTGCGCGACAAGAAGGTCAAGCCGCTGCCGGTATCGTTTTGGGAGAAGATACCCGAACTACTGCAAGAGCCGGAGCAGATTTTATTGGGCAAGGCGGGACGAAATGACGATGCCAAACAGTTTTTGGCATTTGTGTATCCGCTGTCGGCAGGCAAGGGGAAGCTGGTGGTAACGCTGGACTATGATGTGAAAACCCGACATCCGTTGACAGGTAAGAAAGAACATCTGACCTTGAATATGGTCAACACCGGCATGATTGCAGAAACGGATAAACAGGTGGATAGCTTACTGTACGGGTATGAAACAATATGGAAAAAGCCATAAAACTCTTTGCCTGATTCGAACAGGATAATACGCGACACGGTAACGTGGCCGTAACCTTTCCAGTAGGAAACCCGAGTTTTATGGCTGTTGGAACCAATATACCATGATTGAGATAAAAATCAACACAGACACCCTGCAAAACAGCTTAAACGCTGCGGCGCGGCATACCTCCCACACCAAGCCTTTGATGACGCGGCTTGCCCGCATCATGCGCAACGCCGTACTGGAGAATTTCGCCGCCGGAGGCCGTCCCGCTTGGGCGCCGCGCAAATATCCGACTGCGCGTGAAGGTTCGGGGCTGTTGCAAGCCAGCGGCCGCCTGCGCAATTCGATTACGCCGAGCAGTACCAACGATACGGCGGTGGTCGGCACCAATGTGGAATATGCGGCTATCCATAACTTCGGTGGGAAAACCTCGCCACACTTGATTAGACCGAAAAAAGGCAAAGCGTTGAAATTCGGCGGCCGCTTTGCCAAGCAGGTTAACCACCCCGGCAGCAATATTCCCGCACGCCCGTTTATGACCCTGCAACCGGAGGACGAAAAGGCCCTATCCGATGCGGTGGCGGAATATCTGGCACAGGCCATTCAGGGGCGGTAATCATGCCTGCCTGAAAAATGCCGAAAAACAGCCCGAAAACGCCCTAACCCATACTTACCCCTACCCATCGCCTGAAAATCAATCCTGCGCGCGTTTGAACACCTTTTGAACACTATCCCACGCGTATCTCTGCAAGTACATTTCCCTTCCCTAGAAATTCATCTGTCTGACATAGGCCAAGCTTTGACGAGGGCGCGGCTGCCGCACAATGCGGGCTATGGACACCAAAACCCTTTTTGCCGCCTTATCCGCCGCCCATGTCGGCGGTTCGGACGGCTTAATCAAAATCGTACCCAAAGGCCAATTCGCACCGGTTGACGGCCGCACCGATACGGGTGTGCCGCACTGGACGATGTCTGCCGATTTGGCACAGCAAATCATTGCCGCCTTTGACGCCGCGCAAACCGACCTTGTGGTCGACTACGAACACGCCACGCTGAAAGCCGCCGAAACGGGGCAGCAAAACCCTGCCGCCGGCTGGATCAGCAAATATGTATGGGATGACGAGCGCGGCCTGATGGGCGAAGTGAAATGGACGCAACGCGCCAAAGACATGATAGACAGCGGCGAATACCGCTATCTGTCGCCGGTACTCGAATACGACACGCTGGGCAATGTACGCGGGCTGCACAGTGTGGCGTTGACCAATTCGCCCGCACTGGACGGCATGGCTCTGGCTGCATTGAGCCGCCAAAACTCTATCAACCCCAAACAGGAAACAAGTATGAACAAGGAAGCTTTAATCAAGCTCTTGGGCTTGGCGGCGGATGCCGACGACAAAGCCATCGAAGCGGCTTTGGCCGAAGCACAGGAAAAGCTGGGCGGTAAAACGCTTGCCGAAGCACTGGCCGCACCCAAAGAAGAACCGCAAGGTAGCGAAGGCGATAAAGGCGATGCCGGCAAACCCGAAGACAAGCCGCAAGGCGGCAATGCCGACGACGGCGAGGTAGCCGAACTCAAAGCGCAAGTGGCCGCGTTGAGCAAAAAAGTGATTGCAATGGAAGTGGGCGGTACTTCAGACGGCCTGATCCGTGCCGCGCTTTCAGACGGCCGCCTGTTGCCGCATCAAGAAGCATCGGCGCGCCAACTGGCCGCCAAAGACCCTGAAGCGTTTAAAGCCCTGATTGACGGCAGCTTGGCACTGGCCGCTTTGAGCAAAACGCAGACCGGCGGCAAAGGCGGCGCAGACGGTACGTCCGCGCTGACCGCCGAAGAAGCAGCCGTCGCCGCGCAATTGGGCATCTCTGCCGAAGATTATGCGAAGGCCAAGTAATCCGATAAAGGAAAAGACAACATGATTATCACACCAGACACCTTAAAAGCCCTGTTCACCGGCTTTAAAAAGAATTTCCAAGACGGCCTGAAAATGGCGGAAAGCCAATACAAGGAAATCGCCACCGTCATTCCGTCTTCCACTGCGTCCAATACTTACGGCTGGCTCGGCCAATGGCCCGCTTTCCGCGAATGGGTGGGCGACCGCGTATTCCAAGATATGAAGGCGCACGGCTATGCCATCACCAACAAGCATTTTGAAAGCTCGGTCAAGGTCAACCGCAACGACATCGAAGACGACAACGTCGGCATTTACGCGCCGATGATGACCGAGATGGGCCGTGCTTCGGCGGTGCATCCCGACGAATTGGTGTTTGCCTTGCTGAAAAACGCACACGCCACGTTGTGTTACGACGGTCAGAACTTCTTTGATACCGACCATCCCGTGTATGAAAAAGTGGACGGCACCGGTCAAGCCAGTACCGTATCCAATATTTTCGCCGGCAGCGAAGCGGCCTGGTATCTGCTGGACACTACCCGCGCCCTGAAACCGTTGATTTACCAAGAGCGTAAAGCGAAGCAGTTTACCGCCATGACCGCCGATACCGACGAAGGCGTATTCATGCGCAACGAATACCGCTACGGCGTGGACGGCCGTTGCAACGTGGGCTTGGGCTTCTGGCAGATGGCGGCGAAATCGCAAGAGAAACTGGACGCTGCCGGTTTCGAGAAAGCCTACAACGCGATGGTGAGCCTGAAAGGCGACGGCGGCAGACCGCTGGCCATCCGCCCGAATGTGCTGCTGGTACCGCCTGCTTTGGAAAATGCGGCCAAAGAGCTGGTGGAAGGCGACCGCCTGGCCAACGGCGCGTACAACCCGAACAAAGGCAAGGCGAAAGTCATCGTATCGCCTTGGTTGCTGTAACGAACAGGCGGGCACCGCCCGCCGGAAGGGATAGAAAATGGCAAAAGAAAAAAACGGACAGGAAGTTGGCGCGACCGTCGATGTCCAACCGGAAGAGGTAACCGTAACCGCTGCCTTACAGGCCGAGATTGAAGCCTTGAGAGCCGAATTAGACAAAGCCAATGCCGAAATTCAGGTAGCGCAGGCAGAGTTGGCCGCCGCGCAAGAGCGCAATGCCAAATTGGAAAGACTGCTTGAAGCCGGCCTTGCACCCGGCGGCATTTCAGACGGCGAAACTTTGACACCTGAAGCGGAAGCCGCCTTTTACACCGGCAGCGGAGCACCCGCCGCAGATGCCGAAGTGGTGGCGATTAAGAGCAAACACGGCCATGCGTTTTTCCGCGCCGGCTACCATGTACAGCCGAACTGGACGTTTGTGCGCCGTGCCGACTTCGAACCCGCCGACTTTGAGCGCCTGATTGGCGACCGTATGGTTGAAGCGCGCGAAGCCCTGCCGACGGACGCATCATGAGCTACGCCGCCGTTGCCGATTTGGTGGCGCGTTTCGGCGAAGCCACCATCACCGGCCTGACCGACTTGTCCCGCAAGGGCGCGGTGGACGAAACCGTCGCACAGCAGGCTTTGGATGATGCCGCCGCCGAAATCGACGGCTATCTGATGAACCGCTATACCCTGCCTCTGCCCAAGCCGCTGCGCATCTTAACCGTGTATTGCTGCGATATTGCGGTGTACCGCCTGTGTACCGGCAAACGGCAGCTTACCGAAGACATTGTGCACCGCTATGAAGCGGCAGTGAAATTCCTGCAACTGGTGGCGGCGGGGAAAGTCGGCTTGGGCGTTACCGAACCCGCAGGCGAAAAGCCCGCCGTACAAGGCAACGGCGTGATGTTTACCACACAGGAAAAGGTGTTCGGTCGTGATAGCGTCTATTGAACAAGCCATCAGGCAGCGGCTTTCAGACGGCCTCGGCCAAATGGTAACGGGTGTCTTTACTTACGGCGGCGAGTTCGACGGCGAAGGTTTGGCGCAGGTGGTCAACCAGTTCCCCGCCGTGTGGGTCATGTTTGCCGGCATCAAAGACACCATCCGCCACGATACGCGCGGCAGCCGTTTTAAAGCGATTGGCCAATTCACGGTATTGGTGGGAGACCGTGCCAGCGGCAGCGAAGCAGACAGCCGTTTCGGCGGCCTGCACCGCCATGATGTCGGCACCTACCGCCTGATGCAGACCTGCCGCCACCTGCTGACCAATCAATCGCTGGGCTTACAGATAGACCGTCTGCAACCGGGGGCGGCCAAAAGCCTGTTCAGCCGCCAAATGGAGCAAGACGCCGTTAGTGTGTTTGCGCTGGAATTTGAAACGTATTGGTTTGAAGACGCGCTGCAAGACGGCGATTGGCCGCGGCCTGCGGTTTCAGACGGCCAACAGGCGAAAGTATATGCCGACGTATCCGAATACCAAGGCCGCACCGAACCCGAACATCCCGACTTTAAAGGCGTGAACCTTGAATTGCGTATCCCGCCGAAAACCCCCGACCAACCCGCCGATATGGCGGCCACCGTTGAAACCAAGGTGAAACCATGAACGAAACCATTAAAGTACGCGCCGCCGACGGCCTGCAAGTGCCGCTGGCCGGTAAACCACATGAATACATTACCGACCAAGAAACCGTTACCGTACCCGATGCCGCCTATTACCGCCGCTGTATCGAATACGGCGACCTTGTGGTCGTAACCGAAGACACCCAACCCGCGAAAGGCAGCAAATAATGGCATCCGCAAACATCAATTTCGAAAAAATCCCCGCCAGCACCCGCAAGCCGGGCGTGTACGCCGAGTGGAACACCAAGCTGGCCGTGCGCAACCTGCCCACCAACAAACAGCGCGTGTTGATTGTGGCGCAGCACAACAATCCCGCTTTGGGTGAGCTTACCGAGCTGGAAAACGTGTTTTCCGCCGCCGATGCGGCCGCCAAATACGGCGCAGGCAGCATGGCGCACCTAATGGTTACCGCCGCGATTAAAGCCTATGCCTATGCCGATTTAAGCCTGATTACCGTAGCCGACAACAAGGCCGGAGTGGCCGCCGGCGGTAAAATCACCTTAAGCGGTACTGCCAATACCCAAGGCGTGTTGCGTGTGAGCATTGCCAATGCTGACACTTTAACCATCGGCATCGGCGCCGAAGACACCGCAGCCACCGTTGCCGCCGCCGTCAAAGCCGCCATCGATGCCGTGCCCGATTTGCCGGTTACCGCCACCGTTGCCGAAGCAGTGGTGACGCTTACCGCCAAAAACAAAGGTACGGCCGGCAACGCCATCCGCATCAAAACCAGCAATACCGCCGAAGGCATTACCGCCGCCGTTACCGCCATGACGGGCGGCGATGCCAACCCCGATATTGCCGCCGCGCTCAATGCCGTAGTCGCCGAAGGCCACCACATCATCGCCTGCGGTATCAACGACGAAACCAACCTGCTGAAACTGCGTGCCCATTTGGATACCGTAGCCAGCCCGATGGAAAAACGCTGGGCAATATGCGTATACGGCCAAACCGGTACGCTGGCGCAAGCCACCACCTTGGCAGGCCGTCTGAACCACGGCCATATCGTCAGCGCGTGGTATCGCGGCACCCCCAGCCTGCCTTGCGAGCTGGCCGCCGCCTTTGCCGCTGTGATGGCGAGCGAAGAAGACCCCGCCCGCCCGTTGAACACGCTGGCATTAAACAGCATCGGCGTGTGCGAAAGCAAAGACAAAACCATGCGCACCGAGCAGGAAAACGCCCTTTATAACGGTGTTACCCCGATTGAAACCAGTCCGGCCGGTACGCAGGCGCAAATCGTGCGCGCCATCACCACCTACACCAAAACCGCCAACGGCACGGCAGACGAAAGCCTGCTGGACGTAACCACCGTGCGCACCCTGATTTATGTAAGCCGCGCCTGCGTCGACCGCATCGCCCTAAGATTCCCGCGCGACAAATTGAGCGACCGCACCCCGCCGCGCGTGCGCAGCGAACTGATTGACGTATTGATGTGCTGCGAAGAGCTGGAAATTTTGGAGCGCGTGGAAGAAAACCTGCCGAAACTGATTGTGGAACGCGACCTGCAAAACACCGGCATGTTGAACTGCCGCATTCCCAGCGATGTCGTCAACGGCCTGCATGTAGTAGGTATGGTTGTAGATTTATATTTGTAAGAAAGGCTGAAACATGAGTACCGAATACGTTGGCAGCGTCATCCTCTATCTGGGCGCGAACGAAGTCGAAGTAACCAAAATCGACGTGAAAGACAACACCGGCAAAAAGCCCGTAAAAACCATGAACCGCACCCGCCGCGTCAAAGGCTTTACCCGCGGCGTCGGCCAATACGACATTACCTTTACCGCCGTGGTGCCGACCGACGGCACGGCGGTGGACTGGGCAAAGATCGACGACGCCAAAATCAGCCTAGTTCCCGACGTGGAAGGCGCGCGCCCGACATCGTACCTCGGCTTCTGCGCCACCGAAGCGGGTGACAGCTATACCGTAGATAATGAGCTGGTGGTGGATGTGACCGGTTTTGCGATTCGGAAGGTGTTGGAGTAAAGATTTTCTTGTTAACAGAAGCCGCTGAAGCGGCTTCTGTTGTTTTTATTACACTGTTTTTAATAAAATTCAATTTTTCAAGTAAAATACTTGAATTTTAAAAAAGCCTTTGATATTATTTAGCCACGTTGAATGTGGCAGTAATGCTGCAAACACATGAAAAGGAGCTTGAACAATGGGACTGACTAAATTCGGCGCAGCCGTTCGTGAGGCTCGTCGTCAAACTAAACAAACTCTGCAAACGATGGCTGCTACATTAGGTACTTCTCCTGCTTTTTTGAGTGCTATTGAAACTGGTCGTAGTAAAGTGCCAATGGATTTTGTTAAAAAGGTTGAAGATTTTTTTGAAAACTTAGGCCAACCAATAGACGGTTTAAAGCAAAAAGCGATGGTTTCTAATGAGAATGTATCGTTAAGCGGCTTAAGCCTGCAACAACAAATGCTGGTGGCTGGTTTTGCCAGTTCAGACTTCAGCAAAGAGCAATTGGACAAATTTGCTGAATTATTAAGAACCATTCATCATAAAGATTCACAGAAAGAAGGGGATGATGCAGCAAACTAATTATTCAATGCGTGGTGTGCGTGTGGGAATGTTAAGCGAAGAAACGATTCAGTTTTTTGCAAACGAAGCTGCCAAATTTTTGGTAGTAGATAAGCGTACTCGTAAAAAAATGGATGCATTTATGGAAATGCTGGAAGAGTATGGCATTGTAATTGATGTTGTTGCTGATTCTGAATGGCTAGTCATTACCAACGCAATGTGCCATAACGGAACGATTCTGATGCCTAATAGCCTCTATACTCGCATTTGCAATGGCGAGGACGAGGCTATCTTTATTTTCTTTCATGAATTGGGGCATTTGCTTTTAGGGCATAAAGCCATGTTGCATTATAGTGAAGTTCTTCCCACGAAACAGGAAGATTCAGAATGGCAAGCTGATGAGTTTGCAAAATGTATTTTAAGAAACATGGGAATTAAATATGTACCAGAACAGTTAAGCTTACGATTTTAAAAAGAGAAATGACTTGGAATGTTGGCGCATCCCAAGCCATTATTGTGGTGTACTAGCATACTTCCAATATGCTGTACAAGTGTAGTTCTCCATCCGCTAACTGCAAACAGATTTCAAAGAGAAATACTTGAAAGGGACTTGAGTATATATTTTTCAGATTTGTTTGTCCACGAAAAGCGAAGTGATGGCCACCATTTTTACAATTGGAGGTGCCATTATGGCTATGACTAAGGCTCCCGTTACCCCCGACTTGGTGGACGATACAGGTGCATACATTTTTAGAAAGTCTTTTACCACCAAAAGTGGTAAGAAAATTGTTTCTAAAAATGGGAAGCCATTTAAAATTCCTGTGAAAGTTTAGGAATATATAAGCCCCGCTAAGCGGGGTTTTTTCATTACTGACGCGTGTTTAGTCGCCCATCTCATCTCCTTAAGTGACAATTAAGCCTTGATTTATACAAGGTTTAACCAACGTTTAAGGGCTTTTTTATGTCTGAATTTTCCCCCGAACTCACCCGCGCTATCGAAGATTACGAATTACGCGTTTCTCCCGACCTGAAAACCGTTGCCGGCCGTCTGAAATACGGCATCGGTGTGATTGATGGCGAAATGCACCATGATTTTTCCATGCACCTTTTAACCGTGCGCGAGGACATGGCGATTGATCCGCAACTTGAAGGCCAGCCGCGGCTGGTTGCCGCCTATGCCGCGTCACTGGATAAATTGGGTGGTTTAACAGCCGAATCTTTGACACCTGATTTGCTGCTTGATGAGATGGCTGCTGCTGACTTTGACGCGCTGTACTGGGCGCAAGAGCTGCTGCAAAAAAAGCGGCTTTGCCCGCACCCCGCGCCGACCGTTACCGATACGCCGTCTTAAAACTCGGCCGATACGGCATCACGCCCGCCCAAATCGACGGCATGACCCAACCCGAACTGGAAGGCTGGTTAAAACAGGCCGACTTAATCGAGCGCGGCCGTGCCGCGCCGGTAGTGATGCCGTGGTTTATTCCTGCGAACGTCAAACCATCTGCCGCCACGGGCGGTCAGACCCAAACCTTTATCAGCAAGCGTAAGAAAAAATGAGCCAGCATAGTGTAGAACTGGTTGCTAAGTTTAAGGACAACGCCACGCCCGGCCTCCGCCGTTTGGCGGCGGAAGCGGAAAAAACAGGCAGCCGGCAGTTGCAGAAAGCCGCAGCAGTCAAGCTGAAACATCAAGAGATGTACAGCGCTACCGCCCGTTTGGGCATCCGTACTGAACACCAAATCCGCCGTGAAATCCAACAAACGCAGGCGGCTTACAACCGTTTGGCCAAAAGCGGCATGGCTTCGCAACGCGAACTGGCGAGGGCTGCACAGATAACGCGCAGCCGTGTACGCGAGCTGACTGCCGAAATCAACGGCGGTGCAAGCCGTTTGCAACGTATCGGTTCGGGAGTCCGGACAATCGGGCGCGGTGTGGCCGGCGTGGCGGCGGGTGCGGCGGCAGGAGCTTATGTATTGGCGCAGCCGGTCAACCGGACGATGGACTTTGACACATCATTGCGTCATGCCGCCAATACCATGTATGCAGGCAAGAGCATGGCCGAGAAGCGCGCAGGTATGGAGGAAATCAAGAAATCGGTCATGGATGCCGCCTATGTCGGCGGAACGACGCGTGATGCCGCTTTGGAAGCCATGAATACAATGGTGGCCAGCGGAGCGATGAGCGACGAAGCCGTGAAAAAACTGCTGCCGACCGTTATGAAAACCGCCACCGCCGCCAATACGGAAGGAAACGATATTGCCAACATCGTAACCAAGGCGTTGCAGGCGGGGTTTAAAGAGGCGGATATTCCGTCGCTGCTTGACCGTGCGTTGCAATCGGGCGCGGACGGCGGTTTTGAATTGAAAGACATGTCGCGCTGGCTGCCGCAGCAGTTGGCTGCAATGAAAAACGCCGGTATGGGCGCGACGCTGGATAATTTTTCCAGCCTGCTCAATGCCAACCAATTGTCGTTTATGACGGCGGGCAGTACCGACGAAGCCGGCAACAACTTAGTCAACCTGCTGGCAAAAATCAACAGTCAGGATATTGTGACCAAAGCCAAAAAAATTACCATCAACGGCAAAGAAGGTTTCGATTTCACCGCTAGCATGAACAAACGGCAGGCAGCAGGCATGAACTCGCTTGATGCGCTGGTGGACATTGTCGGAGAAATCACGGCCAAGGATAAGAAGTCCGCCGCTCTGATGAAACAGATTAATGCCGCGCAAGGCGATGAAGCCAAGCTGGCTTTGCTGGAAAACCAAAAGGCCTTGGTAGACGGCACTGCCATCGGGAAGCTGGTTTCCGACCGTCAGGCATTGATGGCATTGCTGGCATTGGTCAACAACAAACAGGAACTCACCCGCCTGCAAGCAGGCCAGACAAATGCGGCGGGTGCGGTGGACGGTGCATACGGATTCGTCGCCGAAGGTTCGGGGTTTAAAAAATCCCAATTCTCCCTCGCCAAATCAGAAGCCGAATACGGCGCATTTGAAAAATTCAGCGACCGCATCGGCGGCGGCCGGTACAAGCTCTATGTTTGGGGGCGGCGGCCTGCTTTCCAAACTGTTCGGCGGAAGCAGCAGAACCTTACAGGCGGGCCGTCTGATGCCCTCGGCCTCCTCGCTAGGCCCCGTCGCGCTCGGTGCGACACCGTTGGCCGTAATGGGCGGGGCAACCCATTTGGCGGGGCAGCGCGACAAATATGCGGAATGGTCAAAACCGTTTGCTAAATTATCGTCTTGGCTGGAAAGTATCCTGCCTGATTTTTCAGCGGGGGCGAAAGCCGAATATCTGCGCAAACGTGAAGAACTGGGCGGCAATAATGCCCCGCTCGATAGTCCTGTTTTAAAAGAGAGTATGGCGCAGCTTAACCAATCGGCACAAACCAACCAGCAGGCAAGCCAGCAGTATGTGCAGGCGGCGGCGGAGAATCAGGCGGCAACGGCGCAGATTACCGGCGCGGCGGCACAGATGACGGCTGCTGCCGCACAAATGCAGGCGGCGGCAGGCAAGCCGATTCCGATTACCGTTACTGTGCAAAACGGCAACATTATGGCCTATGTGAATCAGGCAGTAGAACGCAACAGTAGGAAAAATTAATGGCTTGGAAAGACACTTTACTGGATGCGGGCTTCAAGGGCGTTACCTTTGACGTCATCGACGACACGCTGCGCGGCACCCACGCGCTGGCGGAACACGAATACCCGTTCGTACAGGGCGCGGACATCGAAGATACGGGTGTATCTGCGATGGATATGGCCTTGACCGCCGTATTGTGGGGTGAAGATTACGAAGGCCGCCTGCAAAACCTGCTGAACGTATTGTGCGAAACGGGCGCGGGCGAATTGATCCACCCGATTTACGGCAGCGTGCCAGATTGCGTAGTGGCGGATTTCGAGGTCGCGCACAACGAAGAAAACCCCGACTACTGCACCGTGCGGATGACCTTTAAGCAAAGTGTCAAAGCCGCGCCGTTTTTCGACCGCGACTTGCCGATAGCCTTGGCCGACGAAGTGGATTTCCTTGCCGACTTGGCCGCATGGCAGGGCTTCGAGGTGTTTCAGACGGCCTTAAACAAAATTCAGAAAGCGCAAAGCCGCTGGAATGCTTTTCATGCCACGGTATTAATGGTGGTGGGCGTATTGTATGGGCAGGTAAACGGCATCTTCACCGGCGGCCTGAACCTGCTGAACAGCCCGCGCGTATTGGTGGCGGAGCTGAAATCTGTGTTTGGTGCGCTGGCCAATATGCACAATGTCGGTAAAAGCGGGCTGGACGGCTGGCGCGACATGGTGGGCGGCGTATCTAAAGCGGCCGCTACGCCGTGGCAGGTCAGCCGCGGAACCGAAGGCAGTGTGGCGGCGGTAGATTTAATCCAACGCGCCAAGCCCGAAGATGTGGCTGCCTTTACCGCGCTTACCGCCACCGTTGGCGCGTGTGCGCTGGCCGAACAAGCCGCCGATATTTTGGCCGTACAACTGAACGAGCCGACTTTGACGCCTGTGGAAATCTCGCGTCTGCTGGCCGATACCCGTGCCGCCTTGCAGCGTGCTTTGGCCGCCCAGCGCATCTTGGCCATGATGCTGGCGGATGAAACCAAAGCCGACAAGCTGGCCTATTGCCTGCTGCGGCTGTATCAAACACCGGTAGACAGTGCCGATGATGTGTACCAACGCATCGAAGTGGCCGGGCTGCTGCCGCAAGCCCCTTATCTGGAAACTGCCGCCGCGCTTACCGAAAGTCTGCGCAATACGGCGCATAAACTGCAAAAACAGGCGTTTACAGTCATCAATATGAAGCCGCCGCTGGTACAGAAAACCGTCACCTGCGATATCGGCCTGCACCTGCTGGCCTTTGAGTGGTACGGCGACTACAGCCGCTTTGGCGAACTCTTGCGCCTGAATCCGCAAATCCGCCACCCGAATTTTATTGAGAAAGGCACGGTACTGAATGCCTACGCCAGATAACACCGTTACGCTGCTGATTAACGGTAAAACACACGGCCAATGGACGAATTACGACATTGTTTCCGACCTGCTCACCCCCGCCGATGACTTTTCAGTCATGCTCGGCCGCCCCGTCGATGCCAAACCCGATGCGGTGCGGGCGGGCGACAAGGTGGAAGTGCGTGTGGGCGGCGATACGGTATTGAGCGGCCGCATAGACCGCGTGCAGACCGTTACCGAAAAAGGCGGCAAAACCTTAACCATACAAGGCCGCGACGATGCGGGCGTGCTATTGGACTGCTCCGCCCCGCTGTTTAACGCGCAAGATATGGATTTAAACCAAATCATCGAAAAAATCGTCAAGCCTTTGGGTTTGGCCAAAATCCGCATTGATGCCGCCAAAACCGACAAAACCCACAAAGTGCAGATCGAGCCGGGCAGCCGCGCGTGGGACGCCCTGCTGGAATATGCCGAGGCAAACGGTTTGTGGCCGTGGCTGGAGCCGGACGGCACGCTGGTAGTCGGCGGTCCCGATTACACCGCCGCACCGGTGGCCGAACTGGTTTTACGGACCAACGGCCAAAACAACAACATCAAGCGTCTGGAAGTAAACCGCGATATGGCGGCACGGTACAGCGAAGTTACCGTATTGGCGCAAAGCCACAGCGGCAAAAACAACATCAAAGCCACCGCCAAAGACGAATCCGTCAAACTGCACCGCCCCCTAATCGTCACCGAGCCGGACATCGACAGTCAGGCTCAAGCGCAGCGCAAGGCGAAAAAGCGGCTGGCCGACAGCAGGCTGGAAGGCTTAACAATTACCGCCACCGTACAAGGCCACCGCACTGACGACGGTACCTTGTGGCAGCCCGGTCAGCGCATCAACGTATTGAGCGAACCGGACGGCATCGACGCGGTGTATTTCCTGATGGCGAGAACCTTCATCGGCGGTCGCGGCCAACCCACCGAAACCGTGCTGACACTGAAAGAGGACGGCGCATGGGTATTGGATGCCGACCCGCCGAAGAAATCGGGCAAAACCAAAAGGCCGTCTGAAAGCCGCAAAGCCAACGGCCACGCAGCCGCCAAACCGAAAAAACGCCGCCAAGCCAAGCAGGCCGGACAGGAATTGCAGGTGATTTAAATGGATGCAAAAACCATAGACAACCGTATCCGACGGGCATTTAACGGCATCCGCCAAGCCTTCCGCGGCAAAATCGCCCGCGTCAAAGCAGCCGGCGGCGTGCAGCAAATCCAAGTGGAAGGTTTGGAAGGCGAAACCGTGCAGGACTTGGAACACGCCGAAAACTTCGGTTTTACGTCGAACCCGCCCGCAGGCAGCGATTGCGTCGTCGTACCGTTGGGCGGCAAAACCAGCCACGGCATCATCGTCACCACCACCAACGGCGCATACCGCATTACCGGCCTTGCCGAAGGCGAAACGGCGGTTTACAACGCCGACGGTGCCAAGATGGTGTTAAAGAAAGGCCGGATTATCGAAATTGACTGCGAAACGCTGAATATCAAAGCACCGGGCGGCGTGAATATTGACGCGCCCAATGTAGGCTGCACCGCGCAGATTACCGCCGAGGGTCAAATCAACGGCAACGGCGGCATGGCAGTGAAAGGCGGCAGCGGCACATCATTTACCGGCAATGTGCAGATGGTCGGCGATTTGGACACTACCGGCAAACTGACCAACAACGGCAAAAATGTCGGCTCCGACCACAAACACAACGGCGACAGCGGCGGCACGACATCCGACCCGCTGTAATTCAGACGGCCTGACATCCATCAAACCAAACTCCAAGCGTCCTTACCTGAAAATAAAGGTATGGACGCTTTACTTAATCCCCAAACGGGCGGCTATGTGGTCAACCAATCCGCCCAATCCATCGAAAACGAGTTGTATATCCGCTTGGTCACGCCCTTGGGCAGTTACTGGGCAGACCGCACGCTCGGCAGCCGCCTGCACGAATTGCGCCGCCAAAAGCATTTAAAGCGCATCGAAGTACTGGCCAAACAGTACGCCGAGCAAGCCTTGCAGCCCGTGATTCAGTCCAAACGCGCCCAATCCATCCAAGTAACCGCATCCGCCCCGCAGCACGGCTGGCTGAAGCTGCATATTGAAGCCGTCGATGCCGCGGGCGATACAGTAACCCTGAACCACAAGGTAGCCGTGATATGACGCAGGCACTGAATTTAGAACAAATCCGCGCCAACTATCTGCGCGACCTGCAAAACCAAAACCCTGCCGCCCATGTACACGCGGGCAGCGACAACCATGTACGCGCCACCGCCATTGCCGCAGTGGGCGAAGGCCAATACCAGCATCAGGAGTGGATTTTGCGCCAAGCCTTTGCCGATACCGCAGACAGCGCCTACCTAGAAAAACATGCCGCTAAATACGGCATCTACCGAAAAACCGCCACCTTCGCGGGCGGCAAGGTGCGTGTTCGCGGCGCGGTCGGCGCAACGGTGCCGGTTGGCCAACAGATCAATGTGGGCGATAAGGTGTATTTAACCGCCGAATCCGCCGTTATCAGTGCGCTTGGAAGTGCCGAAATAGCCGTTATCGCCACTGTTGCGGGTAGTGCTCAAAATCAAACCGCCGAAACCGCGGCTACGCTGCAAAGCGTACCTGCGGGGATTGACAGTTCCGCCGTCTAACGATGGTCGGCGGTACAGATGCCGAAAGCGATGAGAGCCTGTTGGCACGATATGAAGAACGTCTGCGCCGACCCGCTGCGGGCGGTAATCAATACGACTTCCGCAATTGGTGCTTGGAAGTACCGGGTGTGGTTGATGCCTTTATCTACCCTTTGCGTCGCGGCAACGGCTTTGTCGATGCCGTCATTTTGGGTGAAAACGGTATCCCCAGCGCAGAAACACTGGCCGCCGTACAAGCTCATGTCGATGCGGTGCGACCTGTTACCCGTAAAAACGGCTTTCTAGCCCTTGCGCCCAGTATCCAGACCGTGAATGTGGCCGTCACCATTACCTTAAGCAGCGGCACGGATACCGATACGGCCACCGCTGCCATCAAATCAGCTGTAAACGCCTATTTTGATGCCTTAAAGCCCGGAGACCCCCTAATTAAAAGCCAGTTGGAAACCTTAATCAGCGAAGTGTACGGCGTGCGTGACCGTGTCTTAACCACCCCTGTGGGCAATATCAAGCCTCAGGAGAGTGCCGAAGACATTTACTGGCTGCGCCCGGGCAGTATTAACGTGGAGTACACCACGTGATCCATCAAACCTTACTCGCCGCCATGCGTCCGCCCGTCAGCTACGACACCGTAGGAGAAACGGCAGAAATCAAAGCCGAAGCGGGTGTGTTTGATATTGTGGCCGACCATGCGGAAGGAGTGAAAAATGCGCCGTTCCCTGATGCGGAAAACGATTACCTGTACCGCTGGGAAGAGCTGCTCGCCATCACCCCGCCCGCAGGAGCCAATACCCAACAACGTACTGATGCCGTGCTGGCCAAACTCAATGCCTTGGGCGGTTTGAGTATTGCCTACTTTACCGCCATCGCCGAATCGGCAGGCTACACCGTCACCATTTACGAAGAAGACCAATTCCGCGCAGGTGAAAGCTGTGCGGGTGATTGTTTGAATACCGAAGACGCCATCTGGCGTTGGTGCGTCGACATCGCCGACGGCAAAGCCACCGCCTATATTTTCCGAGCCGGTCAAAGCCGTGCGGGCGACCGCATCAGTGTGTACACCGACCCGATTATCGAAACGATGTTTGAAGAATTAAAACCGGCATGGACGTATTGCCGCTTTGAATATGAAGAAGAGGTATAAAAATGGACTTAATCCAAACCCCGAATAAGCAATTTGTCGACGGCGACCGCCGCACGCCCGGTACTCCCGTACCCGCATGGTGGCTGAACCAGTTACAAGGCGAGTTGTACAGCATTTTAAACGCGGTTGGCATTGAGCCTAACAAAGCCGACCATGCCCAAGTCTTATCGGCCATTAAAACGTTGGCCGCCGATGCTTCGCAGGTTGCCAGTATCGATGCTCTGCGTAAATACAGCGGCACAGGCTATGTGAACGTCAACGCCTATCACGCCAATACAACAGTGGGCGGCGGCGTGTTTGTGGCGGATAAAGCCGATAAATCTACCGCTGATAACGGCTGTACCGTTATTGTTTCTACCGACGGCACGCGCTGGAAGCGTGTGTTTTCAGGGATGCTTAACCTGCATGATTTTGGATATGTGGCCAGCAAAAACAATGCACTATCCACTTTGAATGCCGCTGAATCTGCCGCGCTTGACGTAGTTGTTGATTGCTTGGGTTTGTCAATTGATACGGGTAATACCTACCCGCAAAAAAACAAATACACAAACGGCAAGTTTGTGATTAACGGCAAAACTGTCGATGTTCAATACCAGCCTATCAGAAGCGGTATCGGTCGATTCATCTCCGGAACTGGTGCAGCAGCCAACCTCAAATCGAATGAATGGACTGGCGCGGGTTTAATCGTTATTGGCGAAGGCGCAATGGAGCAGATGGAGAAATGTGTTTCCTCAATCGCTATTGGCGACCGTGCGCAGGGCTTTTCTAAAGTAAGCAGGGACAACATCGCCATTGGGGCCGACAGCCTGATTAATGTGCAGGCCGCTACTGAATGGTACGACCAGTCACGCATGGAAGGCACGCGCAACATCGGTATTGGTGGTAATGCAGGACGCGGCATCACCAGCGGTTACTCTAATGTGTCAATCGGGCGCAATGCCGGACAGGGATTGGGTGAAGGCTCGTCAAATATTGCACTTGGCGCAGGCGCGATGGCTGGTACTGCTCCAGTCGGTTTTAGTGGCGACATTGAAGTTTTTTGGCCGTCTTCGACCTCAAGAACAATCGCAATCGGCGAGGCTGTCTTGCAAACATATCAGGGCCGCGCCGCTCAAACCGCAATTGGTGCCAATGCGGCGCGAAATACAAAAAAGGCCGAAAAAGTTACCGCAATCGGTTCTGCCGCGATGGAGAATCTTGAGCGAAACCGCGCCCCAAATGGCGGAGATGTTGTCTAGACGGGAACGGAAGCAGGTACCTACGCCCAATCTGGAAAAAACATCACGCTTACATTTCCCAACATTCGCGGTGCGCAAGCGACTTATTGGGTGGGCATCCGCCTTACATCAGGCACGGCGCAAACCTTACAAAACGACGTCGTACCGGCTCAGGTCGTATCAGTGAATGGCAATACATTAATCATCCAAAGCTCAAAAGAGCTGACCGCCACCGGCGCGGCCGAACTGAAATACGTTTATTCTGTAAATTCAACCGCTACTAAAAACGAAGAGTTGACCATCATCGGCGCGAACGCCATGAATAAGGCATTGACCGCAGGATACTCAACTATCATCGGCACAGATGCCGCGTTGTTGGGAGACAATTATCAAAAAACAACCGCAATCGGCGCATCATCTTTACGAACAGGTAGTCATATTTCCACAACTGCTATTGGGTATTGGGTAATCCCTTTGGCAAGTAGTGAGAAATGTGTTGCCATTGGAGATAGTGCGGGCTATCGGAACGTTCAAGGCGACTTTTTGACTGGGAAAATAACAAACTCCATCGCCATCGGATATGGCGCAAGAATAAACGGCGATAACGAAATCCAAATCGGTACGACAGGGCAAACTTTATATGCTCCAACCGCGGTGAACATCCGTTCTGACGGCCGCGACAAAGCAGATGTTAAGCCGTTGACGAACGGTTTAGATTTTGTAATGAAGCTCAAGCCGATGACTGGCTACTACGACCGCCGGGATTCCTACGTTGACGAATTATTCAAAGACTTGCCGGCAGATGAACGAGCGGACAAAGTCCGCGAATGGTGGGCGAATCCAATCAAGGACGGCAGTCATAAAGAAGATCGGTTGCGGCATTGGTTTATTGCCCAGGACATTGCTGCGCTGGAAGATGAATATGGTCGATTGCCGATGGTAAATAAAACAAACGATACCTACACCGTCGAATACGAAACGTTCATCCCCGTTTTGACTAAAGCCATTCAGGAAATGGCCGCAAGAATTGAAACATTAGAAACCGAAATGAAGGAATCGAAAAAATGACAAGATGTGTGATTGATCAAGACGGCTTGTTCGTAGAGGAACAGTATTTTGATGACGGCCGCCAAAGCATCGAAGCTGAAATGCCTGATCTCGCACAATATCAGGCCGCCCAGTGGGATGGACAAGGTTGGAAGATAATTCCCGACTATCGCGGATGCGTAGTTTTTGCCGGTGGGCAAGAGCAGGTGTGGGATAAGTTAGGTGATTTGCCCGATGGCGTCAGCCTGACCCCGCCTGAATCGGTAAATATTGACGGCTTAAAATCCGTAAAACTCGTCGCATTAAATGCTGCCGCTCAGGCTTTTATTAACAAGCACGCCGGTATCGACAGCGTACCTGAATTTGAGTTTGCAAGCTGGGCAATTCAAGCCGCTGAAGCGAAGGCTTGGCAGGAAGATAAAGCCGCGCCAACGCCAGTGCTTGACGGCATTGCCACCGCCCGCGGTATGTCAGCAGACACGCTTAAAGCAGCGGCTTTGCGTAAAACGCTGGCTTACGAACAACTCGCCGCACATGTGGCAGGTCAACGACAAGCGCTGCAAAGCAAAATCGAAGCAGCGAAAACGCAGGCCGCGCTTGATAAGATTGCAGTCGTATTCACACTGCCGGAGGCCGTCTGAATGGTTCAAGTCTATTTGGCACTCTATAAAGGCAAAGCCGCAATCAACACCCCGCGCGATGTGGTTAAACGCATTGCCGACAGCGTTGTACGATTGGCAACATGCAGCCCGTACAGCCATTGTGAAATCGCTGTTAAGCACCCACGCGACGGCCTGTTTGATTGTTATTCGTCTAGCGCGAGAGACGGCGGGGTGCGCATTAAAACCATGCCGCTGCCTGCTGATAAATGGGACTTAATCCCGCTGCCGCAATCTGTTGCCATATCGGCCAGCCGCTTGTTCCACCGTACACACGGTGCAGGTTACGACTGGCTAGGTGCGATTGGCGTGGTACTCAAATCACCACACAGCAAAAGCCGCTGGTTTTGCAGCGAATGGTGCGCATATGTAATAGGCTACACTAACCCGTGCCGATACAGCCCGCAAACCCTGTATGCCGCGGTATCAACTAAAGATAGGCCGTCTGAGAAAATGGAGGAAACAAAGTAATTTAGAAAGTTTTAAATAAAGAGGAGCGGCGACGTGTCTGTGTTGCGAGCACCGGCACGCCAGCCAAGCAGATGTACCCTGCATTGACTTCAAGGCCGCTTTGCCTAGCTAGGCGGCGGTAATTCTAACCTAAACGGAGTTAATGCGACATGGTTTATTATCGTGAATTACGTTGTGTCTACTGCAAAAAAACTATTGGCCAAAGGCAGCGGTAACGTACAAATCAAGTGTAACCGTTGTAAAACGGTTAATACTTTCAGCTAGACAACCATTACTAAGAATGCCGTCGAGCATCATTTTAAAACTGATTTCAGAACACCAGCGAGAGTGTCGGAGAGTAAGTAAAAATGATGCAAAAATACCACTCAACGGCCCCGCTGCCATTCGTCGGACAGAAGCGATATTTCATTAAACACTTCACTAAAGTATTGTCGCAAATTCCCGCTGACGGCAAACATTGGACAATTGTAGACGTATTCGGCGGCAGCGGCCTGTTGGCGCACGTTGCAAAACGTATCAAACCGCAGGCGCGGGTAATTTACAACGACTATGACAACTACTCAGACCGCCTGCGGCACATCCCAGATTACAACCGTTTGCGTGAACAAATCGCGCAGATAGTTGGCGGCATCCCCAAAGGCTCAAGGCTAGACCCTGAACGTACCCGATCAGTGCAACAAACAATCACTAATTTCCAAGGCCACATTGATGTGCGCGTACTTTCATCATGGCTTTTATTTAGTGCCAAACAGGCAAATTCGCTTGAACAATTGCTGGGGTTTGAGTTCTACAATAAGGTACGCCAATCCCCATACTCCATCGCTGCCGACTATTTAGACGGCCTCGAAATCACCCAGCAAGACTATAATCTTTTGATGGCTGAGCATCAGCATAACCCCAATACTCTGCTGGTATTAGACCCGCCTTATGTGTCCACTGCTCAGGGTGCGTATGCCGCTGATAAATACTTTAATATGGTTAGCTTCCTGCGTATGATTCAGTATATGCGCCCACCGTTTATCCTATTTAGCTCCACCCGTAGCGAGGCGCTGGACTACTTCCAATTTTTGCAAGAGTGCGAACCGGACAAATACCGGCGCTTCAGCGGCTACAATATCGTTTCACTAGATGCCAAGATGGGCAAAGGAATCGAGTATCAGGACAATATGATTTATAAAATAGATTAACCCGCCTAAACGGCGGGCGGTATCAAAGTTCCACCTTATAGCGCGGCCTAACTAGGTGTCAAAGATTTTCCGAAAAGGTGCTAAAGTTCGCGCCGCCTTATAAACTGCACCCGTTTTCGGGTGCAGTTTTTTATTGCGGATTGGGACGGGAATGGAAAAGGATGTGGATTTTTTATTTTAATCGGCTATACAATTGCTGCTTTCATGCCGTCTGAAGCACGTTTCAGATGGCATCGGTTTACATCAGATAAGGATAAAAATGGGTATTTACGATTTTCAAATGAAAGATGCAGAAGGCAATGCGGTTGATTTGTCAGGCTATCGCGGCAAGGTTCTGCTGATTGTCAACACGGCAACGCGTTGCGGTCTGACCCCGCAATACGAGGCTTTGCAGAAGCTGTATGCACAATATACCGCAGAAGGCTTGGAGATTTTGGATTTTCCGTGCAACCAGTTCCGCGAACAGGCTCCCGAAAGCAGCGGAGAAATTGCCCAAGTGTGTATGATGAAGTTTGGCACGAAGTTTAAGATTTTCGACAAAATCGAAGTCAATGGAGCAAATACCGCGCCCTTGTATGCCTACCTGAAATCCGTCAAACCGCAAGATAAAGGCAATCATCTGTTTAAAGATTTCGTGTTGAAGCTCGCAGCTTTGGGAGAGAAGCGCGACGAAGGCGACATCAAATGGAACTTTACCAAATTCCTCGTCAACCGCGACGGCGAAGTGGTCGAGCGTTTTGCGCCTAGTGTTACGCCCGAAGAAATCGAAGCCGATATTCGGGCATTGCTGTAA